TAAGTTCTTCCATAAAATTTCAATATATGTCTATTCTTTATTTATATCTTACCACCTTTAGGTTCTGGAACCTGTGTTACTTGTGCTTGAGCATTCATATCTGGTTCTTGTGGAACATCTCCCATTAGTCCAGGATCACCACCTTCTTGAGGAACTGCACCTTCTGGTGGTAATGGTTCTCCAGTAATTGGATCTACTTGTGATGGATCTGGAATAATTCCCTTCTTAATTTCATCTTCAATTTGCTCATCAATCTCAATGATTTCTGAATCAGTTTGACGAAGTACTTTCTTACGAACATATTCGGTAGAATAATACTTACCAATATAGGGTTCAATCGTAGCAAGAGTTGCTAAACGATCATTCATCAATTCTGATTCTTTGAGTTCGGCAAATTGATTATCGTATAGGAAGTCATATTGAATATGGTCACTAATAGTTTCCCAATCTTCTGGTGATACAATGTTCTTGAGAATCAATTGCGTTCTCAACATATCATTAAACATATTTGCAAAACGCTTTCTTAAACGTCCAACAAACTTGGCAAATTTAAGTTCATCTCTTAAGATTTCTGATGAACGTCCTAAGTTAAATCCACCATCTGAAGCAATTCTTGATTCGGGAACACCCAGTGCTCTGTAAAGTTTCTTCTGGAAATATTCAATATCGGCAAGTTCTCCAAGATTCTGACCACCAGGAAGTGTGGTAATTTCAGTTCCACGACCACCTTCTCTTCTGGGCAACCAGAAATCTTCCATCATGGACATAAACTTACGATCATCACGAACTTCACCGGTGTTTGCATCATACACAAGTTTATTTCTGTAACGAGACATAACCTCTTTGAGGTACTGCTCTGCCTTTACTTTTGGGAGATTGCCAACGTCAATATAGAAAATTCTACGTTCTGGAGCACGTGATAGTCTGTAAATTACAAGAGAATCTTCAATCATTCTAAGTTGATTGAGTGCCTTGATTGCTTTATGTAGATATGATAATACAGTACCTTTGTTTCTATCTACAAGACCTGAACTGCAATATGAGATAGAATCTTTAGCAATTTTTACTGCTCCTTTTTGTCCACTACCACTGGTAATCATTCCAGTTGGAAAGTTTGGCGTTGGTGTATAGACAAAATACTCTTCTAATTCTGGCGAAAGAATCTTTGTATCATCTGCACCTGCTCTTATATTAATATAATCTTGTTTATCTTTTTTCTTTTCTTGACGAATATATCGCATCTTCATTGGATCGATATATCTTAATTCTTTAATTCCTTCTTGAGGTTTTTTGGTATCAATAACTTTTAGATAATAAAGTCTTCCATCAATATACCAATTTCTAAAAATTTCGTGAGATTTTTTATCAAAATCCAAAATTTCTTTAAGGTACTTAAATTCTTCCCTAATTGCCTTCTTTAATTTATCACTGGCATTTAGATTTGATAGTTCAATCTCAATTGGTGAGTCGTACAAATCACTGACAATTGCTTCATTCACAACATCTTCAATGGCTCCATCACACTCTGGATGGATGGCCATCTCACGATATCTTTTGATTAAATCGTGTTCTGTTCTATAGACACCTTCAATATCTACATATTGACCATAAAATCCACTAGCAATATAATTATCAACCCCGTCCTCATTATTGGGAGGAACGGGGGAAACTATAGAGGCGGATTTCTTTTCTGTATCTTCAATTGAAAAACCAAAAAGTCTTGCCATATTATAATTAAAGTTAGTCTGTTATTTAACTATTTAGTTGATATCTTGACCGCCTGCTGCAGGAGAATTACCTTTTACTGCTTCCCACCAGAGAACTTGTAGTTCTACAGTAAAGTTTTCAATGTCTCCACCACTATCATAAGATAGTTCAATTGCAGAAACGTTAGTTGGGAATACATCATAGAAGTGATATGCTCTCAAAGTAGAACCATCACGGTCCAATTGATAAACAAATGCATCTGCCTGATAGTCTGCTGTATTGGTGAGACCAGTGTTATCAGATACTCTGTTGATTGTATTCATCCAGTTCTCAAACGCAGAGCGGATTGAGAAATCTGTATCGTTCATAACAGTGATAGTCCAACTATCAAAAGTTCTGTCTCCAGCAACTTTGAGGGTTCTTCCTCTAAAAGGAACATCAATCGCAGCAACGTTTGATGCTGGAAGATTCGCAGCCTTAACTAAGAATCTTGCCTTATCTAAAACTGTTGCATCTGGTGCAGCAGCATCTGGGAATGAAAGAACAACCTCAAACAGGTTGGGTCTTGCACCACCACCAGTCAGCTTACTTTTGAAGTCAGTAATCTTCCTTAAAGGGGGTGGATTTAGTTGTTGACGGGTTGCCATAGTTTTAAACCTCTAAATTGATTAAACGTTTCCGATTACTTCTTCAAAAGCAACACCAGTTCTGGTGGCGACGAAGGTAAGACCAATAAAGTTAATTGATCTTGCGGGTTTGATGTAAATGTCAGCGATAAATTCATTGGAATCAATAACCGCCGCAGTGTTATTTGTTTCATCACAGATAACAACATAATCAAAGATCCCCCTCTTAGATTGGACATCACGGAGGAATGGTTCAACAATATTTACAAAGTTTGTTCTTGTAATTTCATCGTTGAATTCGAAGAGTTGGTCCTTAGCAGCAGCAGAGATAGCTTCTTCAAGGTAGATGAAGAGACGACGAACGTTAATTCTATCAAATGCCGATGCTTTACCGTATCCGGTCTTATCACCAAACAAGATGATTCCAGCACCAGGCGAGAAGATGACTGGGTTGATTCTGTTTGAATACAGTTTGTCTCTTTGAACTTTACCAGGATTGTATGCTAGTTTTACAGCATTCAAGATAGTACCTCTTGAAGTACCAGCAGGTGAGAACCATGGGAACTGATTGATATCATTTCTAGCACATGTTCCTGCAATATCACCATTTAGTGGGATATAACGGAAAGTATCGTTAAATCTATCGTACATATACTTATACCCACTATCAAATACACCATAAGTTGTGGATGTAATTGGGGCATAGAAACTTACAACGTTATCAGTGATTGTATCATCATTATTTACAGTAACGGTTCCAACAGTAGAGTCACTTAGGAATGCTTGTCTGTATGGTGAAATGAACGCAACAGAATCTTGTCTTATTTCGGCAACAGCAATACACTTATTAGCAAGTGCCTGTGCATCTTCTTTGGCATAATTTGCCGAACCCATTAAGATGAAACTAGTTTCATAGTTTTCAGTATTTTCAAATAGTATATAACCACTGATAATATCATCAAGTCCCGAATATAGAGAACCAGAAGTTGTTAAATCTGCACTTCCACCATAGTTTTTACCACCTGCAAGAGTATAGGTTGGAGCACCTGCTGCAGCAAAGATGATATCTTGTGCTTCCTGATCCCAACCAACATCGTTTGCTGGAGTAAATGAAGTTGCTCCAGTTCCTACAAATCCTGTCGTTACAATTCCTACTGGGGAAGAACCTCCATAAATGTAGGTAGAATTGGTTGCAAGATATTTTCTCCAATAAGATGGACTTCCTACAGAGAATGATGCATCCTTTGCTTTAGAAAGTGAAAGGTGCTTTTCAAGAATTGTTCCAGCATTTCCAGTAATTGTTCCTTTATCATCAATAAGGACTACATGGAGTTCATCGAATCTAGAACTTCTTGATGCTGCATAATCTGATGTTGATGGTCTATCAGCAATTGTGTTCCAAGAAATTGACCCATTCGAAAGTGTAATTGATTGCTGATCAAACCAATCAAGCGCAGATGATACCGCAGATGTTGCAATTGCTGCTGAACTGCTATTACGAACCGTTAGATTTCCGCTTGTTCCAAATGTATAAACACCACTTGGTTGGTAATCTACTGTAGTTACAGTTCCTGCTGCAGAAACGTGACTCAAAATTTTTGTTGAAATTTGTCCAGTACCAATTTCTGTGATGATACCCTTAAAGTATCCATCTAAAATACTAGTTGTTCCTGCTCCTGCTAAAATGGTATTTGCAGAAACTGCTTGAGTAACTCCATAACCTACTACTAGGTTTGTAGTGGTAATTCCTAAAATTTGGTCTGCCTTAGCGTCAATAATTGCAACTTTAACATCATTTGCCCAAGAACCTGGGTTTTTAGCAACAACTGTTACATTGGTGATGGTATTCTCATCATATCCAAGTTGATTGTAATGAGTTTCACTCTTAATTTTAATACTTGAAGCTGTTCCGACAAAAGCATTCTTGAGTCCGGCATCATCTGCTCTTGAAATCAACATTGTTCCACCATACGCCAAGTATGATGAAGCCACCATCCAATGTTCGTAGTGCTTATCGGTTGAATATGGTTGCCCGAAAGTGTTTAGTAAGTCGTTTTCGTTTTCAATAACGGCAGGAGAATCAACAGGTCCTTTTGCGAAAGGTGCTACCTGCGCAGCAACACTATCCGAAACCGTATTAACTCTACCAATTGTTAAATCAACTTCTCTTACTACAATTCCAGGAGATGCTAAATTTAGCGGCATCTTAAGTCCCTCGCAATCCAAATTTATTCTACAAGTATTTATAAATTGCTACTATTACAGGTAGTCCCACATATAAGAACGATCACCGTATTCATCAGTGTACCATCTATCCCCAGATTCATCTACAAAACTGGTCATTTCATCAATACCATCAGAGATAAATCCAAATGGAGCCATATCTTGGTCAATTTGATTCTTTTGTTCTTCATAAATTCTCTTACGGACATCGTTATCCGTCATTTCCTTGAAATAGTCTTGTGCGACTAACCAAGAGAATATAACCAGGCACATTGCAAGGTCATCGTTACAACCTTCCTCTGCCTCAAATGAATTGCCCCTTTGAGCAAATGTTGTGAGTTCTGCGATGATATCATAATCACATACAAGTAATTTATCATCCTCTAATAAGGTCTTTAAATTTGAACATCCTAATTTTTTGACTGCCGCAGTTGTTCTGACTCCAAGTTGTGACTTCTTACCAGAGAAACCAGAACCAACAATCTGCCCAGCACGACCTCTCATCGCACACATCAACACATTATCATACTCAAGATCATATTGTAGAATGCTCGCAACCTGGTCACCAATATCATTGACCTCAACCAATAACCAGGCTTCATTGTAACCCTTTGCTACTTGATGAATGACGCTTGGGAACATCATCGGTTTGATTTCATTATTCCTATACTTTGCTACAACTTTATATGGGAAATTTGTAATATCATAAACAATAAATGCTGAGTAATCATTACCAATTCCTCTTGCAACATCAACTGTGATTAGATAGTTATTTTCTTCCTTTGCTTCCTCATAAACATCCAATCCAGCATTTCTCTTAATCGGATCTTCATA